TCCGATCTGTGACCATTGTATTGGCTTTGTACGGGACCTTGGACGATTCCCAATGACCACCGCCGACTATAGACAAGCCCGGTTCACCTTTTTGCCCTTCCGCCACTTGTTTCAGCCATGCCGGATTATCATCTGACGGTTCTGTTGTTGTTCCATTATCATCAACACACAACCACAAAGCCCCGTTATGTGACACCCGGTCATAGTAGGCGTACTTACCTGCAACCCATTCACCCTTGTCCAAGGGTACACGAACTGTCTGTCCGGTGATCTCGTCAACTTGAAAGATAAGCCCGGTCATGATGATGTTCTGAAGAACGGCTGAGTAATTGTCCGCATTAATACCGGCTACAGTCATGCCCTTTTTCTTACCGAACCAACTCTTTACCTGTGCCGGTTCCGGATCCCAGGTATTGGCATCTTCAAAAAAAGTAATGCAGCAATTGCCGTCACGGGTATCTATGATGATATAAATCTGACGTTCCTTGTTGGTGAAGTTGCCCGTCTGTCCCAATCTTAGGTTTTTGCTGGGAACGGCGCCGCTTTCCGGCTTTGGAATTAATACCGCCGTCTTGGCATCATAATCCACGGATGTAACACGGAACTGCACCTTCCCGAAGCCCTTGATATCGGAGATTGAACCATTGAAATTATACCAATATCCCGTATAAATATCGTCAAGAAAGATTCCACATGGCTCTTCATCCTCGTATTCGGGAGTGATGGTATAGGTGCCATCCCCGTTATCTACGACATCCCTTATAAGAAAACCTCCTCCTGGAGATATGACATCGTATCCTTCGAAATAAGTCATGCGGTTGAAACGTACTTCCGGAACGGACAAATGATCGCGAAGGGTCAAAGAGTTAAGCTCCGCATCGCCTTTCTCATTTACGAAACCGCCGTCTACGCCAGTAATAAACTCTCCGAATTTGGCATATTTCTTGATGATAGTTCCGCCCAGTAACGATAACAGGAAATTTGTAGAATCCTCCTCATCCTTATGAATAAACATTTTATATATAGGGCTATCCGGTGAAAGTTGATCAGCCCATCCCGCTTTTATTTTTTTACCGTTAATTAAAAGATATCCATCCAAATAAGATATAGCATTAATCAGTTCAAGATTTGGATGAATATGCCCAATGCCTCCCTGACCATCGTAGTTTTCGGATATATTATTGAGAATGTACGCAAAAATGGCTCCAGCCGTTGTTGTAGCCCAATTTTCAGAATAAGGATTCTGAACCGGTATCAGCACCCCCTCGGACAAAGGCTGCGAAGGAAACTCAACAATCCGAGGGGGTATGGAAAAAGAACCAAGATCCGGAATATCTATATCTAACTCATCGGGAAGCTGGTCAGTTCGCAACAGATTCAGATATGGACGAGCATCAGCATATTTGTATGTGAACGTATAAGACGAAGGAAGTTCCTTGTCTGTGTAGGATGTATTGTCTTCCGTCACAACAATAGGACGGAGATAATTCCCCAAATATATATATTTGACTTTAGAAGGGAAAAAATCAAGTAACCACTTTCGCTTATTTTTATCCAAATATCCTGTAGATTTTTGAAAAGAACGGGTCGTATCTATACGATATTCACTGAATTCTTCATCTATTTCCGCTATATTATGGGTATGTTCTCCTGTAAAATCAGACTGACCATAAGCACGGAAGGTATCTATTCCGCCCAACGAGTTTTCAAAAAGTACCCATTGTTCCTGCTCAGACTTTATTCCATCCGCTACATATCTCTGTATATAAGTAAGTCTGTTTCCGGATGAATTCTCTACCCAAACATCATAGAAAGAAGGATACCGTGATCCAAACAGAGCCATGATAACCGCATATTGTACAGGAATAGAATAAGCATTGCCTGCCAAAACAGAATAAACAGTTTTAATTTCCGAAGTGACTTCTCCTTCTTCTTGGGAAAAATAGGCTTTAACACACACATTACCGTCAACCGTTGCATAATAAGTCAAGAATTCAGGAGTATAATAAGTGACAGGCTTTATCTGTGGCTGCCAAGTGAGAAAATTAGATGTAACAAAATTTTCAGCGGATGTAGCCAATCGGTCAACACCGCCCCGAAGCACACGGAACGATATCTCTTTTTTATCAATCACAGCTGTAAAATCTGCAAAGATAGATGTTTGGACATAAGGTTCACTTTGGTCCTTCAAGAGAAAAGATAATTTAGACTCTACAAATTCACGGATATCTATAGTAACCAAATGGTCCTTTCCAGGAGAATAGACGGATGACAAAATTTCCTCTGTTCCTTTTTTTAGGATAAAAGAAAATTTTTCTGTCGCACTTATCCTGAATTTCTCGATATTTCCTGATAAGGAAAATGATGCCGGTTGAGTTAATACAGTCATTTAAATCTTGAATTAATATTTGAAAACAAAAATAAAAGTTAGTCCGATTTATAGAAAGGACAATCATACATCCGGCGTTTTCACAGCCACAAACCACACCTCAAATTCGTTATAATACATATAATCTCCAAACTGATATGAAAGAGCTGTATGCTGGACAAAATAACGTTTACCGGATTCCGCATCTTCTTTTGTCGCAGGAGGAAGAAAAACAGAAACGAATTGTTTATCCTTATAAGGAGAATTGTTATATTGTTCTTCCGTCAAAGTTGTTTTTAACTGTTTCACTTCCCACATATACCCTGTAGAAGTGTTATAATCAGGAAACGATTTTGCCGAGATGACCGGTTCATACAAACGATAAGTATAGAAACTTGTTTCAAGAGGCTGCAAGCCACCTCCTAAATTATATTTCAATATATTTAGAAGAAGTTTCTCTCCATTCAAGCTGACAGGAAGATAGGGAGAAAGAGACTGTTTCAAATTGACAGGAAGAAGAAGATCGGCAGTAACTGAATGCATGGAATTCCGATAGATATCATCAAGCCTTCTATAAAACTTTTCAAAGATTCCATCATTGCCATTATAAGTCAATGTATAATTCCACAAACGGATATACGGATCAGAAGAGTCTGATGATAAATTTCTAGTGTAATTAGAAATTGTACCACGAGGATACCCATGGTCAGTATAAGCAAAAGCAAGCATAGGATTGAGTTTCACATCAGTAGTTGTACTGGCATCAGATGAAGGTTTCTCTTCCGCTGTATTATCAGCCATAAGTTTTGAATTAAGGAAATTAGCTGCTCCAATATATGGAAACACATCTTCCGCATCATTCAAATTATTATGGAGCATTACAGGCTGGCAATCGGGAACAGATATCTCATGTGTCTCAAGATCGCCACCTGCACAATATTTCATATACGACTCGGCAACCTTGTCATTAATCCGCAATACGGTCAGGTTACTAAACAATACCCAAAAATAATATCCTTGACGATAAAACGCACCATCCAAAGGATCAATATGTAATTGTTTATATTTCCCATAAAGATCTGTTATTGAATCAAAGGTTTCCACTTCTTGAGGACTTGAAATCTGTTCTTCAGAAGACAATATCAGCTGCTTGTATGATTCTGGATATTCGACATTAATCCGGGAAACTAAATATGCATCCAAATCAACCTGTGATGGCAAATCAAGAATTTCATTAAGAAGTATGATATCTATTGTATGTTCCACTTCATCAGGAATAAACTCACAACAAAACTTCTTCCGATATACATCCAAAATAGTATTACAGGAGCAATCCGGCAACAAATCAGTTATCCGGATGCTTCCTGATATCAGCGTATCAGCACAATTATTTATAAATACCATATCGGGAAAGGGAGTTGTACGAGTGAAGAAGTTATCTTTCAATGTATAGCCGAAATACGACAATATGCGCTTGAGCAAATAATTTCCACGGATAAAAGGGGACATATAGTACCCGGCAGCAAGATTTATAACTGTATCTCCGTCCGTCACAGTACGCGGAACGGCATTATAAAAATCCGGTGTACCAGTAAAAGGTGTATTAAGACTGTCATAAAACGTGCCATCCACCATGAATCCATAACGATTGATATAATCAAATTTGGGAGATCCGCTGGAAGAAGTGCGGTCAGATTCAATGAGCACAGGGAATATAGCATATTCCGGATTGTTTCCACCAATCAATGACCGACAAAAATCTATACATTGTTCAACAGTAGACAGCCCCGGTATGATTTCCGTTCCGAACACTTCAGATAGAGAAGTTTCCGATATTTTCGACAAGAAAGAACCTTCATTCATATAAAACGAAGTTTCTATACTTTCTTTTCTTTTAGCGGACAATACAGCCTGTCGACAGGCCATAAAATATCCGTCATCTTCAATAGTAGCAACAATAGAAGCAGACGGCTTCTGCTTTCTAGCCATAATATCCGGATAATCCAAAATTTCCCGATTAGCATCGGTATCTGGGAGACTCACCGGATTGGTTTGTTCACCATATTCATTAAAAAACAAATTGGGGCGCTCTACCTGTAATTGGGTATCTGAGGACAAATGATATGCCCTTCCCTTATTGACATTAGTTATTTTCATCGTTTACTTCCTATTTTGCGTGATCGTTCTTGTAGTTTCCTAGCTTTATCAAAATCATCAAGAAGAGTATAGGCAGGCAAGCCATCCTTTTTCAATAGCAGAAGAGTGTCATTAAGTTCTTTTATAGAACGGCTTAATCCGAGATCCGGCTGAACAGAGGGAGAAGGTACAGTAGCGGATTGAATTCCTCCTCCAGACTGTCTACCTATAGCCTGTGCCTGAAGATATTTATTCAAATCCAAAGTACGGATGGTTCCAGCCTGTTGTGCCTGATCAAGAATGGACAATATGGGTGCAATGGTAGGATTCTTCAGCGCCTCATTGCTAGCTACCCATTCCTTAGATGATCCGGCAAGGCCTTCTCCTACTATGACAGTAGGTTTGTCTATAAATCCACGACGTTTAGGATCATAGACAGCATGATACTCTTTTCCGTCCTGGGCGCGAGTGACATCTATATATCCTCCAGACTGTTTACCGGGAACACGAGTATATGATGTATTAGAAGATGTATCCCCTGATGTGATAGATGAGCCTTTTTTAGAAATTAAACCTTTTAAGGCCGTTTTTGCAGTAGCTAAAGCAGCCATAATCAAACCACTGATAATGGCGGTTCGAGCAGCAGCAGTCGCACCAAAAGTGGCAACAGAATCCGGTTGGGCAGCACTAATAGCCGCCGCTTTAGCTTGTTCAGCAATAGCAACAGCAGTGGCTTCAGCCATTTTTGTATCAATAATTTTTGTTAGAACATCAAACATAATATCAATGATAGTATTCCCAAAAGCCGCTAAGGCACCTTCTTGATTAGAGATGATATTTCCTACAGCTTCCCCTATCTGACTTCCATAGTTTTTAAAACTATCAATTTGTTCTTGATGATATTTCAATATCATTTTAGACATAGCCGCATAATATTCTTCAGTAGTAAGTTTTCCTCTATCATAATACGACTGAAGTTCCTCTAATTGCTTTTCATATATATCTTTTTTTGAAAGAAGATCAAATTTTTCTCTAGTCTCATAGTCTTTATCATCAAAAGATTCTTCCAAATTATTTTTAGCATTTAAATAGTCTTTTTCTAACTGTACTAAATCACCATTATTATTTTTAGCTATTTCCTTTAATTTTTCATAAGTTTCCTCCAATATTTTTATCTGAAGATCCCTTTCTTCTTTTAACGTCAAGGTCTTATATTCTTGTCCGTATTTTGAAAATAATTCCAAAAATTCTTTCTCTTCTTCAAACCGGGCATTGTTTAGTGCTTTATCGGCATCTAAAACACGTTGATTAGAAACTCGAATAGCACTTTCTTTTATGTTTTCATTCTTTAGAACAAGACTTTGAATATCATCATAATACCCTTTTTCTATCATTAGCCTAGCTTCAGCATCATTTTTTGTTAATGTAGCCAATTGTGCATTATATTGGACTTGTGTTATCTTTTTTGAAGATAAAGATGATTGAAGATTAGATAATTCTTTATTATACCATTCATCTCTTTTCTGCAAATCATCGGTACGCATATCTTCTATGGATTTCAAAACATCCTTTTCAGTATCTAGTGTAGCCTTCTTTTCTTTTTTTGCCGCTTTCTCTATTTCCTTAGGATCTACAGGAATATCAGGGAAACGATTTTTATAAATTTCCTTAGCAAGACTCAAATACTCATTAGTTGCATTCTTCTCATCTGCAATCCAAGCTGCAAGCATGGATTTATTCATTTTATTAAATTTGCTTTGAGCTTCCTCCATTTTTTTATTTCTTTCAATACGGCTGTTTATCTGCTCTTCAATGGTTTGCCCTGTAAGCACCTTCATTTGTTCATAAGATCCTTCCAATAACTGTTGTGCTTCGTCCAGCTTCTTTTTAAAATCCTGCAATTCTTCGTTGGAAAATTGAACAAAAAACATATCTCCGGTTTTACGATCTGTTTTCCATTTTCCTCCTTCTTTCAATAATTTAGTATAAATATCAACAGTCTTTTTATAAGATTCAATATTGCTTTGTGTTTCTTCAATCTGTCCTCTATTGATATAAGCCAAACGTTTTTTCTCTGTTTCAATAAACTCTTTTGCTTTCTCAGTATTTACAGATATAGCCTCTCCATAATCATTCCATTCAGAAATAGCAGAAGGTACTATTCTCGCAATTTCCTTTATAAGACTATTAAGTTCTGATTGCTCAGCAGCACTCAAATTGGTCTTTATTTTAAGCTCATCATATCGATTAAGCAAAGGACCAAGTTTAGTCTGTAATGAGATAACCTTTCCTATTTGATCTTCAAATTTTTCATTGGTTGAATCTAAATAGCCTGAAATAGTACCCATTATCTTACCCAATGTCCCCATGAAGGATTTAATAGCCGGTTCAAGTTTCTTACCTATCTTATTATAGATAGAATCCATCTGGTCCCCTAAATTTGATTCCAAGCCAGCCAGCTCATTCATCTGGGTAGCCATAGAACCTTGTACACCCTGTAATTTGCCCAAGGACAGAATATAGTTCTTAATTGCCATATCCGTATTCTGTACCTCAGTAGTTACACCCCTGAACGTATATGCAGTAGTTTTTCCATTCTTCGAAGCGGTGATACCAAATTCCTTCAAACGTTCATTCTCACCCGTCATGGCATCAAGCAATGCTTCAATAAACTGGTCTATATCCTTGCCTTGGGACATTGCGATATCTCCCATTGCTGTCAGTTCATCGGTAGTCGGTTTAATTCCACGGTTAACTAATTTAATATATGATTCAGTCCATTCTGACACACTGGCCGGCGTATCTTTAGCAAGCTGCTGCAACATCTTCATTGCCTTTGCCGCTTCTTCTGAAGAGCCGGTAGTATTACGAAGAGTCGCTTCAAAGCGGGCATATTCTTTACGAGTTTCATAGGATTTCATTCCGACATCTTTCAAGTATCTGACAAGTTGCACAGCTATAAAACCTTTAGCAGCCGTTTTGGCCATATTCATTGTTTTATCAAATGCAGTCAGCTGTTGCTGGGCATATTTCCCAGTACCCCTAAGTTCCTCCATCCGATTATTTACTTTGGCAAGCTCCGCTTCAAGTTCGGCATATTCTTCCGGATGAGTTGATTTTACTGTCTGATCCAACTGTTGGCGAAGGTCTTTAGCTTTCTTTCGGAGTTGGACCATAGTAAGCCCTGTAACATCCAGCTTCTTCTCCAATTCACCAATCAGCTTGTTATTTGTTGAAATAGTCTTATTGCTTTTTTTTATTTCTTCGTCAAGACGCTGATACTCATCTGATTCCTTTTTTCCTTGAGCCTCTAACTCACGCATTAATTCACGACGTTCTTTGTTTGTTTTGTTCAACTCCCTATTAACTTTAGTGAGTTTGCGAATTTCCTGCTGTGCCTTTGACGATTCCACAGATAAAATCCACTTGATTTCGTCTTCATTAAGTTTCTTAGCCATAATTCAGTAGTCTATATATATGATTGAAAATCTAATTGATCAATATCCGATCCTTCTTGAAGTTGCCTGGTGATATACTTACGTATGTCTTGAGTAAAGCCATAACGAAGATTAGGAAGCACTTCACCATAAAGTACCCCCCAAACCACGCGGTTATAAATGGATAAATTTCTACGAAAAATAATGTTTTCCCGAAAATAAATATCAAGGAAACGCATATAAGGAAGAACGCTCATATAATATACCTGACGTTCAGTTTCTATTATTCCTACTGGCTCTTTTTGAATTGATTGGAGCAGATTGCCGGATACGACATTCAAATTCTCCGATATAACTTCCTGTTGTATCTGCCGTATTTTTTGAAAACCGACAGATACAACATTGTGAATGAATGTTTTTTTGATAAGTTGGTCTGTTACCATAGCTTCATAAAATTTGAAGCTAAAGTAATTATAGGAAAGAAAAAGGCGAAGGACAGATTTTATACCGCCTTCGCCCATATTAGCCTAAAACAAACTATAATGTGTATTTCTACTCATAAAAGAATTGTTCCTTGTCTTTTTGACTAAATAATCTTGACAATCTTGCCTTTTCTAAAACTTCCTTTAAATGCTCTTCTTTCATATTGCCTATAAATCTAGTATTACCGGACTCAAGACTTTCTGTTATATATGATATAGGGCGCTTAATTATGTTTGTTGCACATAAAAAGGAATCATATTTCAAAAAGTTATAGTCTGAATGTTTTAAAGGATACTGCATGGCCAACTGTTCGGGTTTGTTGGAAATAGTAGGATGAATATTAGAATTGATAAAAAAGAATCCTGCAATATATTTTTCCGAAACACCGATAACAACAAAGTATTTCCCATGATCTATTTCATCAAACATGGTAGAATGAAGAATTGCACCTCTTTGTATGTGATTACTTAATATATTTGAAGGGATATCCATATTAAAGTGCGTTTTCCATCTCTAATTTTGACGATATATAATCAGCATATTCTTCTGTTTCTGAGTTTTCTCGAAGAATATCTTTCACAGATATTTCCCGGTCTCTTTTTGTGTTATTCCAAGCTATATCATGCGACATTTCCGTTAACTCCCCAAAAGATTTTCCACTACATTTTGCTATGGCAAAATCAAGGCATTCAACATCCGTTTCTGATAAGTAATCCATATCCGGATCACAATCGGGAGCTATTACAAACTTATTCACAAAGTGAAAACACTTTTTCAAGTCATCCGCATAGGTAGAAAAGAAACTGTCTCCACGTACAGCTTTGAATATATCATCTATCTTAGACGGTACAGGACCGTATGACATGGCTATGTAAACATCACCTGTGATACTACGTCCGTAACGAGACAAGTGCTCACGATCGGCAAAGTACAAGATTTTGAATATTCGATGCATATCCTTCCTGTCCTTTGACTCTTTTGCCGCGTATAACACCGCCTGCATTGCAACATCTTTGTCAAAATAGGTAGTCATAATATATTTTTTATCATAAATCAGCAAGCCATTTTTTACCAGACTTCGTATAAAGCCATAATAATATGCCTCCGCTAATAACTGTTGTTATAAAGAATAATATAGCTAATACTTCCATAATACCTCATATTTCCAATGAAAAGTACACTATAGACTTGCAAGCCATTTTTTGCCTTTCCGGGTATTTAACCATATAGCAAAGAAAAAGGCTAACATTCCAGAACCACCAAGCACAATCAATAAACCTTCCATAAATTACCTCCTTATTGTTTTATATCCAATATAAGCAAACACAATGAACGAATTATAAACTCTTCAGCCATTTTTTCCCAGACTTTGTATATAGCCATATAAGAAAGGCTATCCCGATAACAGTTCCTATGATATAGGTCATAGCAAGCATATCCATAAAACCTCCTATTTTAAAATTTTATTTCCAATCATAGCAAATACAACAGTAAACATTACACCTCCAACTAAGACAGACCATGCAACACTATTGTTTACATTAGCAGATAAAGGTGTAATCCAACTAACGAAAAGACCAGCAAAAGCCAATTTTGCCAAATCAAAGAAGAACTTTCCAAGCGTTTCACGCCTCACTTTGTCTTTCTCCTTAACTTCTTTCTTTGCCTCTTGTTGTTCGCTCCAATTTCCCATGTAACTAAACTTATTACGCAGCGTTCATATTCTGAACACATTGCAAATGTACAAAAAGGATTGATAATATAAGAATTAGACTAAAATAAATATCGTATTTTATCTATAATTATTTCTGTTTAAACATCCATCGGAACTCACATCCTAATGTTCCGGGACGTGGCTGGAAACGGAACCCTCCCATAAGAAGCGAATTGTAGACATCCTCCAAGCTGACGGATGTTCCCGGATCAATCTTCTTTATGGCTTCATACACATCCTCAGTAGAAAACCAATGAGTCGCATCGGACTCATTGGTTGCGGGAGAATAGACAGCCATCAACGCAGTGATGTAACTGTCCATTTTAGTTTCATTATTCTGACTCATCAAAAGAAGATGCTTTGAGATCTTTCAAAATCTTGCGCACACCGCGAAGCTGCTGCAACATGACCAGACGATCACCATCACTGGCATCCGCTTCCGGATTCTCAATCAGTTCAGCTATACAATCAAGTCCTTCAAGAACATTATCAATTTCGCTATTACCGTCTTCCTGCATACGACGCAACACATTAAGACTTTCGTCGCTTAGAATAATTCCATTAATATTCATTTCTTTTAAATCATTAAATTATAATATCATAATATTAGCTATAAGCAAGCTTTTCAACGGTGCACTGCTTGTATTGTCTTGCTACATGCAGCAAAGATAAAACAAATATGGTAAAACATATAGGACAGGCAATTGTGCTTAATGCAGGGAACGAAACGAAGCAATGTGGCACGTAGTATGAACAATACCAAAAGTGAAAATATTCTAAAGAATTTTCCTTTTTTACCTAAAAAAATAATAACATAATGAACATCAATGCATTTCAATAAAAAATGCGGATTTTTTTGCGAAGAATCAAACTTTGCTCTTTTAATAAATACAGACGTTTTCATTTTTGGTGAACATTTAAAATGAATTAATAAAATTAGATAAGGGGAAGGAAATAAAAAAGTTCCGCTCCCCGTTGTTCACCACCTGAGACAGGCTGTGGGCGCATTAACGCTCCACACGGGACGGAACTATATGATAAGCCATGGACACAAAAAATGCCCGCAACAAATAATCAGCGAGCCTACTCGCCTATCTCAAATGGTGAACGCTGCAAAGGTGAATATTTTTTTTGGATTAGCAAAACAAAAGCGGAACTTTTTTAGAGTTCCGCTTAAAGAAGAATACTCAATATTTATGTCCAGGTAAAACTTTTATAAGATCAAAAAGATGGCGAATATCTCTAAGCGTCTGCATCATGACTAATCGGTCCCCATAAGAAGCATCTGCTTCCGGATTCAGAACCAGTTCTTCTATTTCATAAATACCTTCCTGAATGCCATTGATAGTACTATTATTATCTTCCTGTAGAATACGAAGACTATCTAAAGCTTCATCTGTAAGTTTAAGACCATTTATTTTCATCGCAGACCTCCTTTCTTGCAAAGATGTAACGACACAACAAACCAAGCTAGGCAAAGCAATGCAGGAACCACGGACACACATGAGGCACATATCAGCGCGGAAAATGAAAGACAGGCGTGACCCATCAATAACATCTGAAAATTGTTTATGGAAGATTCCATAACCATTGAAAATAGTGTATTCTCTGAGTTCAGCCAGGTTTGAATAGCTGAAAATTTACTAACGACATTTATGTCGGGAGCAGAAATAGAAACTGTTTGTTTCATACGATATGGTTTTGTTTGGCATTATAGGCAGAAAAAGAACGGCTGCCATTTCCCGTGTCGCCAAACAAAACCATAATCCACTCCGTAGAGCAAAAATAGTTGGGAAAGACAGCCGTAGTTTTTCACAATAAGTTGTGAATTCTACAATATCTTAATCTTTGGGCATAAAAAAAGCCCATTCTTATGAGCATTAACCGTTGCTCTCACGTCATGAATATACATGGTTTTATTTGGCATTACAAAAGTGAATATTATTTTTGGATTGACAAAACAAAAGCGGAACTTTTTTAGAGTTCCGCTTAAGAATTTGTTATCGAATAATTAATATTTGCGTTCTGGGGTTGGATTTACATCTTTAAACCTCTTTATATAAAAACGCTTGGGAGATTGAGATTTCAATGTAATAACAGATGTTTCACTATAATCCAAACAATCTTTAACCTGACTAGAAACCTCTTCTTGTTTCTTTGTCACATTTTCAATTCTTGATACATAAAAAGAGCTTTCCAAAGATTTAATTTCACTGCAATCCTCTTTTGTGGAATATACCATATTATAGCCAAATGTTATAGGAGAGTCATTCTCGGTATAACTTTCTGAATATCTGCGTTTAGGTTTATCCTTTTTCTTATCACAAAAAGAATAAGATCGTTTTACAATGTTTAGATCACCAATAACTTTAGAAGATTTGGGAGCCACACATACAACCGGTATATCACGCAAAGTAATATAAGCAAATTTAGGAATAGATAATATTGCTCCATAATTATCCAATTTACGTTTAATCACATCTCTATATCCATATTTTGGAACAGCAATATGCTGATCTACGCCTTGATAAAAGGAAGAAGAATATGTATTAAAAATATAAGATGACTGAGATAACGAAACAAATAAGTTCTTATCCGTCTTATTGGTAAATACCATAGAAGCATTTCCAAATTCTTCCCAAAAATTATAGGTAAGTTTGCAATCTTCATTTTCAAATACAAACTGCTCATTACTTGTTTTGGCTGAGGTGCTGTCCACATCATAAATCTGGATATAACTTTTACATGAAGTAAATAGAAGAGAAACAATCAGTAGTAAAAAATACTTTTTCATAAATATCTAAGTTTTAATTTTTTTTGCAAAGTTAATAATAAAACCCCAATCAGTATTAAAATAATACTATATTTATAAACAAAAGGTGCTTTATTTCTAAAACACCTTACAGTTACCTGCCCATGATTATATCTCCTACAACATTTGCCAGTACATTGGAGCCGAAACCTTTCAGACCGTCCAGCTTTTCAATCATGGAGATTATTTTATCTAATTTTTTATCCAGATCACATAACTGAATCGTCGTACATCTTGTGCTTGAAATACCGCCGTACATGAAACCCGGAATCCACATCCTTAAGACTTTCCACAGCCTTACGATAGCATGACAATGTCATCTTTTCATTAGGCACATCTGCCGGCAATTTATGCCCCATGTCTTCCGCAATGCTTCTGGCATGATCCGAATAAATCATATTGGCAGTTACCCATAAAGCATAACTGTTATAATGCGGTTTGTCTTCACATACTCCTCCAAGCGATTCAACCGTTTTCTCAAAAGTATCATAAGACCAATGGAATCCTTTCATTCCATCTTGGTTGACAATACGTTTGCTGATATTCATTGCCTCGTGTTCGGATAGATAATTGTCCCAACAAACAGCCTCCAAATGCGACAACCAGTTTTCGGCCAGATCAGGATGAGCTGCCGCGACAGCCTTGAACATATACTTTTCAGTTTCACCGAATATCTTCATATTCTTCGGATCTTTACTTGCCACCATCTTTTCATAAAGTTCATGGTAGCGATCTATCATTTCTTCTTTAGTCTTCATAATTATAGGATATTAAAGTAAACTCCCCACAATAAAGCGGGGAGCAAACTCAAACTTTTTTCTCCCTTTTCTTTTTTACAGGTTTTACTGACTTTTGAGTCATAATCCTATCAAGCTGTGGGAGTAGCCGGAAAGGTGGCCGCAATGGTCAACGGAGTAGCCAGGCTCACACCAAACGCACGGTTACAACACTTTACATTCTCAGGAGTAACCTGAGTAACAAGAGGAGTAAGTGTAATCGTAGGAACAGCACCGGCCGCACCGATAAAGGCTACCTTAAACTGCTCAACCCATTGTTTGGTAACAGAACGGCATGATCCTTTAGGAGTGTAAGCAACAAGCACTGCTGCATTGATGGTTACAACAGTCTGGGTATTCACCGTCTGCTGTTCTGCAATAGTAAAATTAACTATACCAGTAGGCTGTACACCATTTTCAGCGCAATAAGCCTGGCATAAATTCTCCACTACATTAGTCAGATATTGCTGGCTGGTAGCAGCGATTGCAATCGGAGTCAATTGAATCATAATGGATATATATTAAGAATTATTCTGTGTCGGAACTTATACCGTCCGACTTCGGTTGGGTTGTTGTTTATCTATCCCCGGCACATCCAAAGGTTTTCAAATTCGACTGTCAATAGAATAAGAGCAAGACCGCAAGCCGGGGATTTTTGTTACCACTGCAACAGATTGTAATTGATAGTAACAGCCAACACAGGAGAAAAGCCGCCACTTCCGATACCATATCCGGCAGAAAGACCAATCCCCCACCGTTTACTTTTCTGTTTAATAGTTCCCAACATTGTAGGGCGATACAATTCAACTGACTTAAGCTCCGGATTATAACCATTAATCAAAATGCGATAATCATCCGTCCGGTATTCCCTTTCCATTATCGGGATTATCACCGGCATGGAGTCAGGCAACGTAGAGTCTATGTCCACATCAGGATCTTCCATGGATACCGGCAACAAAACGGTATCCACTCTTACATGATGTTCTACCTCAGGCGGAGGTATGATGGTATCCCTTATGGTGTCAACAACCAACGTCCATAATGTATCCGGCGTAAGCTTCCCAGAATTATCAGCCGGGCGGGAACACCATGAAAGCATCAGCATGATACTTAACAAGACTATCAAGATCCAAGGTATAAACTTCATAGTTCAATGAATTTAATTATTCCTTCGACATGAAGGGATGTTATGGCCTGTTTCCCTTCTTCAGACAAAAGGAAAGCCACATCTTCCATATTGTCCTGAAATAAGTTTTCCGTCAATACAGCCGGGCATTCCGTATGTTTTAAAATATAAAATCCGCTCTCCTTATCCGGATCACCATCAGACAGCTCCTTTCTAATTTTCATTCCAGGAAGGAATCTTTCAGCCGAATCATACAGACAATCAGCAAGCCTGTCCGCTCTTGTCTGCCCTATACTGGTCCATGCCTCCCATCCACGAGCCTGCATCCATTGTGCCCCGTTTCCGGCGGCGTTGCAATGGATGGATACCAGAAGAACATTGCTCTTTCCCTTTTCCGAACATATATCATTTACACGGCGGCATCTCTCCGATAGCGGCACATCAACTTCCTCACGCACAATCCGAAGTGTTTCATACCCCCTCTTACACAACTCATGTTCCACACGGACGGCAATTTCACGGGTATATAACGCCTCGATCAAACGACCGTCCGGGGAACGCTTGCCTTGTGTGTTGGCTCCATGGCCATTGTCAATTAAGATTTTCATGTTTGCTTTCATTTTCTATATCATTAATAACCTCTTTCATTTCTTTACTTTTCAAGCCGACCAATCCCTTAAAAACGCTCCAAAGACTGATATGGTAATGCAAACCTTTACATTCGCAGTAATTACTGATCACACTTTCAAGCTCACAGTAACAGGCTATCAGCATACAGCATACGGAAATAGTGGAATAAGAAATGCCCAAAGGTTCACCAATCGCTTTCCCTAAAACCGCCCCCAATAGAATTATACATACGTAATCCCCCATTTTTATAAGAGTCCTCCGGATAGCCCGGCTTATACGCACTTCCTCCATCCTTCGTTTGGACTTGCTGATGCCCCACCATAGATCTGTAGAAATAAGAATCAAAGCCAGAAGCATCAACCATCTCATATCCCACATCAAACTATAAAATTCGGTAATGAATACCGAAAATGTAATTTTAGAACTTGTATTCATATCTGTTTTAAGTTATGTGTTTCATTATTTCTTTTATATTCATCCAGTCGGGAGCCGATGCGACAAAGCTCATGCTCCAGCCTATTGATGACAGTTCAGGCGAAACAAAAGGCACAATCGTCTGATTATCCGATATAGGCTTGAGCCATGACATATAACGGGAATCATACATCATATAAGCACGTACCTCATTCAATAGTTTCAATGTTCGGTCACTCTGAATGGCAACCTCTACCATATCAGATTTATTCCCTAATTTGACCGCAACCGTCACCGCACGCTTATGCGTATCCTCTATGGAACCTATATTGTCCTGAGAGCTTTGTATCTCCCCAAAATCACAGAACAAATAAGTTCCTATCAAGGCATCCACCCGTCTTTTAACATCCTCAAAACGTTGCCCAAAAACAAAATTAGAAATATCAGGAACCAAAGGCTCGGACATACCGGCTATATACCCTTTCAGTTCCTCATATTCATTAAGTTCGGAACTTCCGTTAATAAACATATCCAGAACCCCGTCACGGGCAGGAAACCGGGAAAAATATTTTAAATACTCAAGAATCATAGTATATCATTTATAACATCAATTGGCAACCGAGTAGTATTAGCGATCTCAGAAACATCCATTTTGGAAGCATGAAGGCTACGCACGGATTCAATCATCTTCTTTCTCAGGATCCCAAGATATTGCAAGACGCTCATCTGGGATATCTCACGCAAATTTCCATATCCGTCAGCACTCAAGCCGTACAGAGCATCCTGTGCCCCTGTGCTTATCACAGATTCCTTTCCCGGTATGATTTTAGTAAGGATCTTGTATTCTGTACGACTGAACAAATAATTGATGAATCCCTTGAAATTGAAACGGATGGCATGCAATGTTTTAATATCCATTTTTGAAAAAAGAACGGCACGTTGATGCGCCTTGTCACTTTCATAAGGGAGTGAAGAATACAGGATAGAAGCAAGCAGGGGAAGCTGATCATCCCGGCAATCCGCCAGCTCACGCGCGTCAATAAACTGCTGTGCCGTCAATGAGGTTGTCAGCATAGAGAATCCTGTATCAATGGTATAACCAAGACAAGGTTCATCCTGCCCGTCAATATGTACAGATTCTATAAATTGTTTGCAAAAACAGGAGTCTACCACAAACTTATAATCAATCCGTGACAGATAGCGGGATATAGTTATCCCCGTCAGCCTTTCCGGTGGAACACGCTTGCATAGCTCATAGGAGTCGGTGTCAAGATCCGCCAGTGCCGCATCATTATCCGGATAACAGATCAGAAAAGGAAAGGTGACCTGCTCAGCCAGGCAAGCGATGTTTCCCATGGCATCCGCATCGGTTATCTTATTGATATTCCAGCCCATCACCCTGCATATATGGCGCATACGCACAAGACCGGCAGAAAGTTTACCTGCGGACATGGAAATCAGGTCCGCAACCAGTTCTTTAAATTGATAAGTGTTCAACCCTTCCCAACTGTTTGGAATGGAATACACGCTTCCTTTCAGGGTAAATTCAATATCTTTTTTCATGGCATCAAATAAATTTTATCGTCCGGACGATTGAAAGATGTTTCAGTTACAATATCAGCATCCGTATTTCCGGATAAAGACAAATCAATATTTTTAAGGCTTTCCAAGGCTTGTGACATCAGATCATCAGATAAAGTTAACATCCTCTCCTGCTCCTGGGTACCGTAACGCATAACTTTTGAATCTTCAAACAAATTACGGATAGTTGACGGAAATTCAAGGATATCAAATCTTCGTAACGACAATGCCACTGTTATTTTAGCCAGACATCTGTCCAATTTCCGACGGTTTGTCTGATCCTTTTCCGGCAAACGTTCATAATAGCCTGATACATAATCATCCAATGCCTCCTGCTGGATCGGAACACATCTGAAAAAATACAGGAAAGAATTATCAATGGGATAAGATGCATCGAATTCATAAGTAGTCTTCAACTTAAGGTTTTCCAAAGCCTTATAAGTCTTGGTCTTCTTCCATTCCTCATCCGAATCAAGCAACTGAAGTAACGTATCCATTGCATTATAGTAATTATCACGATAGGCCCTGCGCATCTGCTCCTGCTCGTTCTTGTAGATATCCACATCCGATTTACGAAGTGACAGTACATTGAATATAAGCTGTTTTGCCAATGTCAGATTAGCCACGGCACTTCTTAATGCATCCTTTTCATCGTTATCCTCTCCTGCTGCTATCTTCTTGTAGATATCAGGAGATATGACGGATTGAACCTGCTTAATGGCACTCATGGCACTTGATGCAAGATCCTTAAAATTCATGTTACTCTCCGCATAAGGGGAATAAAGGTGGAACTGGGCCACATCTATAAACAATTCTTCTAAAAAATTCATGGCTGCTGATTATTAAGACGGTTAGACGGTGATACATCTTCTTGACGCGATGGGATTTCCCGGTAAAAGCCTATCCGATAACCTTGTTCGTACAATTCAGGAAAGTTAATACGGATAGCCTGATTGAACGGTTCACATACGATCTCATCTTCCGGTGCCAATTGGAGCAGATAAATCAAATAGTTGTAATAAGCGTCACTTCCGCTCTTGCTAATTACACCGTCCTTGCTGACTGATGAGATGGAAGAATCCAGCCCGACACTTGACAGCAATACTTCGTCAGCACGTTTATCATAGCTGATTATCGCATCAATGTATTCTTTATATTTTAAATCGACGGTTTCTATCTTCCATCGCTCCTCTTCCCCGCTGCTTCCGTTCCGAAAGCTGAAAGTCGCGTAAGCCTTTCCTTGGTTATCGGCTCCGGACAAGTAATCGGATATATTATCCAATTCCTGTTTTATATAGCGGATCAAGGTAGACTCCTTGAACTCAGTTCCAATCTCCAGTCCATTATACAGCAATAGTTTCTCCTGTTTCGAAGCACGTTCCTTGTTTTCGTTGCAAAGATTGGTAATCTGGGTTCTCTTCGAATTCACCCATGCGTTAGGAATGATGATATGTATTTTAGCAGCCAACGAATTACGAAGAAAGCTGTTAATATATACCGCATTTTCATTAGAACCCTTGATATAAGGCTGTGTTCCCTCGTGTGTCTCATTCTCTCCATAGAAATTATCAATGGACTTCTCACGATGATGGGAAACAGCAGCGAACCTGTATCGCGGTACATCCTGCATACGCAATTTAGGATAAATACGCAAACTGGTACTGATTCCATTGATAAACTTACCAACAGCTATAGCCGTGAAATCCTTATAATAAACCATATCATAAGCCACATCCGTCCGGGTGGTGGCCAAAAGGCAATCCTTATTCTCCATGGCTTCCAGACCAGCAACCGGCAGCACGCCCGGTACAATCCCTTTTCCAGCTGAAAACCGCCATTTTACAAAAAAATCGCGAAAATAATAATAGTTTTTGATGTTCTGTTTTGCAAATGCCCGGTATCCCTGCTCCATTCCATTCTGCTCCCAGCTTTCCAGCCATCTCTGTATACTGGGTTCCATAATCCAAGTTCTCTTGACTTTATTATCAACAAGTTCCGTCTTATAGACAGCCGGTCCGGAGCCATACAGCATATTGACCTGTTTGGTTATCAATCTTGGAAGCAGCCTGTTATGCTTAATATCGCTCGCCACTTCCTGGCATTTCAGATTGTTCCAGCCACGAGAAGCGATGTTATACCCTTTAACCGTAAGCCATCTCACCTGTCCTTCCAATGCCACCGGATTAACAGATACAGTTCGGTTACGCTGCAAGGCATCCTGCATACTCCCTTCTCCCAGCTGGAAAGATATCACACTGCTGTCATTAACGTACACGCCAAGGCATCCCTGCATCTCTATATTACTTTGTTGACTCATGATAACCAATCTATTTTATGTAGTTTAAATCCATCTTGCGGGAATCCCATATAGCGTATCAATATAGTGTAACACATACGGGGTTCTCCGTCCTTGTCGGTAAACAGGAAGAAGTTATCACTGTCCACACTGAAACGTTCATGAGGCAATTGGGTGCGCCATTTGCAACTGTCCTTTACTATGATCTTAGTGGATGCCTCATGATGTTGCAGACTGCATGGATAGAATGCTATGGTAAAGCATCCATCGGGCAGCTTGGATATCTCCCTGGCCCATTGCATGGCCTGTGCACCCGACATCGTTACGTTATGATCTATTACCTCTTCCATGCTACGAATTTATTCGTTTTCCGATACAGTAGAAAAGACGAAATCTCAAGGGAAGAATCATATTTCCACCCATCTACCCCCTGTGCTGTGCAATCGGTTTTATCAGTGCGGCGTGGAGTCAATCGTCTCTTGAAAAAAGTTCAAAAATTTTTCAAAAAGTCAATCGTTTATCCATGATTTACATAATGCTTATTTAAATGTCAAACAGACACTTATATTAAATCAATTGAACTTACTATTTAAGCCGAACTTTAATTATAAGCTGAAATTATCCGGAATATCATCAGGAATGCTGGTCAATTCGTTAAGAACAGCATCCCCATACAGACCGTACATCAGATAAATGAATGCAGAAGGAATCTGTGTTGTCAGTCCAGCCTGACGGTGAAGTGGTATCTTAACCTCGCTGCTCTTGTCCAGCTCTATACGTCCGTTGGTGCTCTTACGTGGTGAAAGAGGTATAGCACTACAAAGGTTAGGGCATTCATTTTCGTCAATAAAAACGTGAGGCAAAGCATTGCTTCTGTCACCAAACAAAAGCAACATCAGCTTGAACTGCTGCCAATGATAGATTGTGGCCTGTCCTTCGTTCATGAGCTGCACTTCGAACCCGTAGCTTTCCAGTTCCCTCTTCAATGCTCGGCTGTCAGTCGTTATCTGCTCCAGTTCCTCCCTGCGTTTGTTACCGGCCCTGTCCGGATATAAAACAATACGTTTGTTCCGACAGTCACGCCCGAAAAACTCATAAACCTGTCTAGCAAGCTCCGGCTGCTCATCCGGATAGAAACAGAAGAACTCTTTCAACAGCCTGAATTCCTTCCCGTACTTCTTGGGTTGCCCACATACCAAGCTTGAGAAATGTCCGGGATCATACCCTATATACAGCGGAGCACTCTTGTCGTAGTATTTCAAATAACGGGCAGTGATGATAAAATGATCCTTCAGATCAAGTTTCATGATAGAATCATAAATATACCCGTCAGAGAATTGATGCTTTTCTTTATCATAATTTGCAAAGAACTTGTTAACCACAGACTTATGACGGACAGCACATATAGCAGTAAGAAATTCGTCCATATCCAATGTGTCAAGCTGAGTTTTAAAAAACTTAGGTCCCAATATGTCCTTATTGACAAACGAACTGGCCCGGATATACAATGTGGCGTTGCGCCGCATATCAGCCAAACGCGGTGTCCACATGGATATCTGTCTGTCATACTTCTTCAGTTCCAGGCGTATCTTTTCAAGCGTGACCGGGTTGGTGGTATTCTTTTGGGCAGTAAGAAGTTCCATTCTTTTATAGACCGCTTTATTCACATGAACAGCTACTGTGGCTATTTCGGAAAGAAGCTGAGGATTGTTCTGATCTTCATACCGTTCAAACCAGTCGTCCTCATTCAAATCCACACGGGCAGTATCAGAAACCCCGGTCCATCCCTGATAATATGGGCTTTTACGAATTTCAGCAGAAGATCCACGAAGAGAAGGAAACAAACGTGTCTTGAGTTTCTCTCCGTCATTGTGTTTCATTTCTTCGACAAAAGCATGAACACCACTTCTACCCGCCACTGAGTCCGGCTGGTCAGAACTTACCAGCTGGATATGATGACCGTTTCGGAACAGGATGCTATGCTTGGGATAAGAAATTGGATAACGCGGCTTCCGGAAATGCTCTGGAATCTTCGACTCTCCCGCAATATAGTCAATGCCATATTCCAGCATACAACGGGGACGACCGTTAACCGTAATCTGCCTGGAAAAAGCAGCCTGAATATTAGGCCATATATTGGTAAGCAACGCAACATAGGTACGATGCGCTAAAAATGACAACTCGGCCGGCATACTGTCTGCCACACGAACAATGCGGTTTACTGTAACCTCACTCGTCTTACCTGACGCACGTGCAGCTTCCACCACCACTTTGTTAGGGTCAAGAAGATTGACCATTACCTGCATGGAATTCATGTAGATACGTTCCATCTCCATTGAAAATTCATCATTGGATATATCGTTCTGACTCATGATTACTCTTCGTTTAATAGTTCCTCTACATCCTGAATATCGGCATCCCGCAACAAGCGTTTCTTTTCCCTCTTATCAATAGGAAGGCCGTCGATAAGTTGGATATAAAACCCTTCGTTATGCTTACGCGCTATCTCTTTCAGTGATTTGCTTTCCAATCCCATATCTTCCGGACGAAGGTTAGGATCAATAATGAAAGTAATACCAAGATTGGTAGCAGCCTCTGCTATCTGGGCGGCACGAATCCGATGCTCGCTGGCTCTTTCGATACATGCAGCCATCGTTTTCATATCCCCCTTGGCCGCACATAACTGCGCCATGGATTCCAGCTTGTCCGCATAGTGATTTTCCCATACTTTCTCGCTGACATTGTTATCGACATTAAAATAATTAATGGCTTGATAGATACGTTCCTTGCAGGTACGTTCATCCAAAGCCAACTTCTGCTCCGCATTAATGCGCAGACGCAATTTCTTGGAAGCACGGGTTATATTCGGCTCATATTCATATATTTCTGCCGCCCATTGTATTTGTTTCAAAAATTTCTGCACATCTTCCGGAATGCCATTACACTTTCCGGTAGTGAGAAATCCTGAAATCATATCGGGATGTATCTTATCAAGACGCTCAAGTACGGTCATATTCCAAATAGTTCTTTACGCAAATCCTTAAAATAACGTTCATTCTTTCTCTCTTCAAGAAGCTCAATGGCATCAATATCCCCGTTTTCCGCTTTCTTCGCCAGTTCCATATCAATATTCTTCTCTCCTTGAGCCAGTCCCGACTCATAGGTTTCATAGAACACATCTCCCGGCAACGACAGCCGGACAGCCAATGCTATCTGCATTTTCCGCGGCAACTCCAACAGGCGGCACACGCGCTCACGGCTATACCCCATAATGGCATAGGTACGTACCCGTGGCAGATAATCATCGCTGACAATTACAATATCCTTATTCCCAGTCATAGCAAACAGCATATTAATACTGAAATACCGGCTATCATCCCTATCATGGTAAGAAACAGGGGAACAGCCATAAAATCAACCTTTAGTCTTTTCATTGAGTATATCTCTAAACAAAGTTTCACGATCACGATACTTGCGTAACAAATTCCTGTCCTGTTTCCGTCGGGATTCACGTTCGGGATTTTTCAAATACGCTTCATAACGCCGTATACTGTCAAGCACATTGCGGTGTTTGCGGAGAAATTCTTGAGGATCCTTTTCAAGAAGGGAAGCCAGCAAGGCACGTTCACTGCGCCCTGCTATAAGAGGATGAAGGAAACGGAAAGAACCGGTATCATTATAGGCTCTAAGTTCTGAGAAAGCCTGCAAATTACGGATGCGAAGATGGACAAGGGAAAATATATCATCCTTGGTAATATTGTCAGCATCCATACGTTCATCTATCTGTTTCATCCGTTTCCAGCTTACAACACGGTCATTATAGATAAGGGTGGCAGTCTGTACATTCTCATCATCAAGATTATCCCAGTCAATAGCGGGATATTCTTCATGCTTCTGTACTTTCCTTAAACCTCTTTTTTTTTCTCAAAGTCCAAAGATGTTTCCGCCTTTTCCGCACGAAATTCCGATTCCTCTACTCTTTCCTGCAATTCCTGAACCGTATCTTTCGTTTCTTTCAATTCGGCCGATTTCTCCTGCAACTCGTGTACTGTCTCTTCCAATTTCTCCTTTACCGAACTGACAGGATTGCGCCGGTTCTTTCTGATCTGTTCTGCCGTTGCATAATCAAGCAGAAGATAAAGAATCTTGTTTGCAAAACGTTCAGGTGATCGCTCCCATGCAGGCAACACAGGCGCATCAGGATTAATACTCCGTAAAAGCTTCAGATCGGCCAAAGCGGCGGACTGGTTCTGAAGACGGTTATAATGAAGCTTCTTTTCTTTGAATGAATACATAACTTATCAGTTTAACCGGTGCATGATAATACAGTGTAAAACAAGCATATATATCCGCACCGGATTAATTATAAAAATCAGACAACAGTTTGAATACGGGATCCGGTAATCTCAACCAAAGTGTCAGTATCAATTACGCGGAAAGTAATACGGCTTCCAGCACGGGCGGTCCATGTGGCTCCATCCTCAAGAATAAACACTTTATTTTCAGCAACTGTAGCCGGATGCTCCACACCCTCACCTATCAGAGTTATATAGCGTCCCTTATCATTAGCCGCCAGACCGGAAACTGTAGCAATAGCCTTAGGTGAGGATGTACAATCAGGAATGGAATACAAGTCCTGTCCCGGAGTAACGGTAAGATTAGTGGCATCCACCGGATTGGATTTGGCAGGCTGGCGTACAATAGCACCTGTATATTTGTAATACTGTGAAATTGAAGTACGCTGGAATGTAAACGTCACATAACGTCCGTCTGCGTCATGCTTGTTTTCAAACGTTTGAAGAATCATCGGGCGGTCATAAGAACCGATGATATACCACTGGCTTTCTTCAATTTCTTTGAAGAGAATGATAAACTTGCCACCCGCATATTCTTCCGTGAAAAAAAGCAGTTTATCCCGCTGTCCACCCATAACCGCCACAAACTGATTGGTTCCGGAAGTGGTAATATCCCCTTTCTCACCATTGCCTACAAAAGTGGGGATGGTATGGCACACAAAGTACTTCATATACTCACCATTCTTCATCGGAACCTGCCCTACCTCCCTGTTGGCATTGGGAGCCGGAAACAACTGAGAATTATCCACCTGGTCAATACTGATCAGATAAATCTGATATGCAATGTTCGATCCATGGGTCTGACGGTCGGACACATCCTCAATATCACCAATAGTCATCATTCCGGTGACAGCCATTGACAATCCGACGGCAGTCTCGGCAGAGGAATCAAAAACAAAGCTCAAGGAGAGCACTACAACCAGCACCGCCAGTTGAAATAAAAATATGCGGGAATTAATTCTTGTTCTCATAAATTTTCTGTTTAATAAAAAGGGCGGGCTACCACACCCGCCCCCGATTTAAAAACCTTTTTAATAACCAACCAAAAAAATTATCTAGCTCCAGGTACATTGGGCTGCGCTGTCTTATTGACTTTGCGAACGCCACCAATGCAGCGTTCCAACTCAATGAATTTGTTCTGACTGTTCAGCATGACCATGATATAATCTCCTACAGCTGTCGGAGTCCATGCTTCGGAAATACTGTCAAAAGAACCCGCCTTGTCAATTCCGGTCACATTGGTTTTGTTTCCACACTCTACAATGTAAGCCACGCCTTTTTTGGCTTTGTTGATCGCTGTCAGTTTCTTTTCACCGGTATTGGTTCCAGAAATAAACCAGAATCCTTTCGATGCGTCAGCTGTTGTGGCATCCGCATCCAAGGTTACGGAAGGTTTATTCAGGAAGATCTGCTGCCACAAATAGTCATTTTCCTTCAGTTTATCGGCAGAAGAGAAATTACGGCCGACAAATGCGGGCGAACATCCTTCTTTCCAGGTAGACCATCCACGAACCATCTCCATTTGCATTTCTGTTTGCATGGCAAGCATTTCACCGGGAAGATTTTCAAGGAACTGGATATTACCGGGAACCTGCATCATCATGAACGGAAGCTGACCTAAATAAGGCAGCCAAATAATACGCATATTGGTAGAACTGTCCGGTATGATATTAAGGTAACTGTTCGGTCCTGTAAAGTCCTGCTGTTGGCCATAAGCTTCACGGACATTCTGAATCCACCATTGCTTGTGGTTTTCGTTCAGATACATTACATGCTGGTCAAGGCTCATGTCCTCAGATACTTTGGCCAGAATTTCTTTGTAAAATTCCTGTACGGTTTCCAGCATGTTGGCATCGTCATAAGTACGGTATGCAACATTGTCTGTCAACAATAGTTTATGTTCGTGGTGCAGACGGATAAGGGTATAGAGCACTCCGGTACCGGCATTAAGATAGGAACCGGCTACACTCGTCTCAGGCTTCACATACAAACCTCTCATACGGCGCATATTCTGTTCACGCTGCGCGTTTTCAAGAGATCCCATAATGGCATATTCAATCATAGACCATTTGATCGGATCCGAGCCTTCACGGTTAAGGTAGCCTATATACATGCGTTCCAGTTCCTTCATAGGACCGAACTTCATCTTGATCATGGCATCGTCCACATATCCCATCTCCGGTTCAATCTCCATATCACCTTTATAAACCTCGCCTACCTGGTATGCTTGTGACACTTCACCAAAGAAAGCGTTGAAAATGACATCACGGTCCTGAATACCGTAACGAACAGGGAAATACTGGGTAAGCTGGCGGATGGAAAGCACACGGGCTATAATGGCATCCTGACGACGGATAAGATACTGGTCTCCGCCCTTCATTCCCGTAACCTGGGAATAATCGGTGGCAAACTCACCCGCCGCCAATTTTTCCGGGGTTAGCTGGTTATGCGATTGCAAATAGCTGTAACGCTCAGCCAATGAAGAAGAATAGGCTTCCACTTCAGCTCCGAAAGACGCGACTATCTTCTTATCTCCCAGACGCTGGTCTGACGTAGGATTGGCTGTGAACCGGTTCCATGGTTTATCCATTGAAAAGAATTCTTGCTCAATTCCGAAAAGGAATTTCTCACGGTCTCCGGAACCTGTAAATCCTACAACCGAACCGGCAACCGTAGTCATAGGGACATCATCAGCCGCATGATTACCCATAGCCATAAAGGTAGCGGATACAGCTTTCGCCATATCAAGTACCTGCTGTGCGGTAGGCTGCTCTGTTTTCGTATCCTGTACTCCATGCGCGGCAGCGCCTTCCACATTTTGTTTCGGGTTGATCAATCCTGACAATACGCTGAACGCCTCATTGATCTGTGCCTGGTCGGGAACGGCACGCTGTTCATCCTGGTAGGCCTGCATATCGGTATGAAAATCCGTTCCGAACTCCTCATGATAGGAGGCAAAAAACTGTTTCCATTCATCCGGCGTAAGAGCCTTCAGGGATTCCTCGGAGCCAGCGAAACCAAGCTTCTGAAGAATTTTCTGTACGTTTTCTTTAAATTTCATTGTGATACTAATTAAATTATACTTAATAACTGGCTTTTGGCCCGCTGAATGTCGGCATACTCACGCCCCAGACGGGATGCTTCCAATATGGCTTCTGTCAGAGTGGCCCTTGCATCTATCAAACCTTTTCCGATCGCTTCGTCCGTAAGGTAAATATCCCCGCGAAGAGCAGGATCATCATCAGGAGCATCCTTAAGTGCCGGACGAGTGGAACGAACTTCGGACAAGAACATATCATTAAGAGGATTCAGCATACGTTCCACATACTCATCACCCTTACCGGAAGCCGCGTCATCCATAAGCTTGGTCTTAAGATCCGATGCGGAAGCATGATACGTATGCACCTCTATACCCATTTTTTTAAAATATTCGGAATAGTCCCAGACCTTGGCCATTGTCCCGATAGATCCTATCTTGTCATAACCAGTAGTGGCAAAAATTCTAGTGCCATGACAGGCGATGAGATAACCGGCAGACGCACATACGCGCTCGGCCAAAACAACCACCGGCTTACTCAAGTCTCTCATAGTCTCGGAGAGGCGGTCCATGTAAAATGCCTCGCCTCCCGGACTGTCTATATGAACAAAATGTGCAATGATCGCAGGATTGGATTCGGATGCCAGCAGATCCTTCTCAAACTGTTTGCTGGAAAAACGCCACCAACTGTTTGATGTGATTACACCGAACACGGGATAGTAAGCAATACTGTTATCGGGAAGTTCTTCAGAAGCATAATCGGAAACAATGCTGATATCCTTGTCAGGAAAAGCCATGCGGACCTGAGAGGAGCATAAATCCAAGGCACCGGAAATCACCTCGGTATACAGCATATCAGCATGTCCCTTTTCCGCTGAATCGGAATCGTGAACATTAGGGAATGCTTCAGCTACGACAGAGGCGTAACCCTCTGCCGTAATGAGCAATCCTTGTCGGGATAAGAGAAGCTGCTGAAGATATTTCTGTGACTGTGTCATTCTATTTTTTTTGTTTTTACAAAAATATCCATACCTTATATATATAAAAAAGACTATAAGACGGGCGGTTTCAGCATGGTGCACTTCATTGTAAGCCGTGCCGAATTAAGCTGGGGAGACAGGCACACCCTGGCAGGAATGTCAGCATCTCCAACCCCATAGCTGTTACCGGAAGTATCACGAAAATACAATATGCCGGAACGGAAGATGGAAAACTCCCTCAATATACTGCTATCAGGACGTGATATGACAAGTTCCTTGTCACAATTGAAACTAGTTCCCGAAGCATTGTCCGAAGCCACGGGCTCAAATGAAAACTCCTCGGCCAGAAAAACATATTGTTCCTGATTCATAGCACCTGAGGGGACAAAAGTAACGACAATAGAGAATTCTTTATTTCGCTGATTCATAATACTTTGATAATTAACAAGTTCGCCATTTACATCCATATAGCGGACAATTTTACCGTCAAAACGGACAAAACGATACACTTGGTCGGTTGTTGATTTAATATTATTTAACCATGTTAGATAACCTGTATCATATCCTTCTTTCTTTCGCGTCGGGCTTTCCGTTTACGCAAGTTCTCACGCCACCGATAATAGTTCTTCAACAGTGCTTCTTCAGATACGGATTCAATGCCATAAGTACACAGAAACTGATAGACAACGGCATTGTTGTCAAACAGGTGTCCGCGCTGGTCATTATCCAACAGGGTGGCGTGCAGCTCCTCGTTGAACTCACGACGAATGGCAAGTTCTATATACGTCACCGCACGCGCGGACAGATAGTTGTACACTTCGGGATTCTTTCCCTCGCGCCGGTTAGGCAAGGCCAATACAATATTGCCATCCGTATGCGGCATATTACTGGGACGACGGGACATATAATTCCATATCACATGATACAGATCTGAATTGTCGGGAATATTTATCGGGTCATTTGAACCTGAGGCATATTTTCCGCGCAAATATTCCGCCAAATAGGGAGTGATGTTAATTGTGGTAGTGATCATACTTTTATTTTTTTTAGTTGAAAGTTCTTATTTTTGCGACCAACAGACCAACAGACCAACAATTGGCTATTAGTATAAAGCAAAGTTAGTGATTTTCAGCCAATAAACAAACTACACCTTATATATTTATATTGTTGGTCAGCGACCAACACGACCAACATAAGGTATAGTTTACCTTCATTTTTACTGAATTATTGACAAATGCCTAAAAACGGAAGACCAACAGCCCGACCAACAAAAAACAACTACGACCAACAACGACCAACAGACCAACACATATTATATATATATTATTACTTTATAAATTATATATATTATATTATAAATGAGATAGTTACGTTTTAAAGGCTATTTTTACATTTTTGAAATGTTGGTCTGTTGGTCTGTTGGTCGCATTTTTTGCAAAACTCTGAGTGCAAAAATGCGTGTGTCTATGTTTTCTTTAAAATAAGGGGGTCCGGGGGATTTTTACTATAAAAGAACAGGGAATACGGTATTATTATTTTTTACCATATTCCCTATTGTATTAAGATAAATGATCTGCCGCATGTCTGAAGCCATGCGAATGCAATCAATGACCGGGTGCGGAACGGACTTTAAGCAGATCCAGCAAATGGCGGATATCTCGGAGAGTCTGCATCATAACCAGACGTTCACCATAGGAAGCGCCAGCTTCAGGATTGAGAACTATTTCCTCCACTTCATATATACCATTGAGAAGGCTTTCTATGTTGCTGTTCTCATCGTCCTGCAAATCATAGAGGAGATCCACCGCTTCATCCGTGAGTTTTACACCTTCGATGGTAAAGAAATTATCTTCAGGCATACCGGATTTTTCTTCAGCCAGTTTTAATATGTCAGTCTTCATCGCAGACCTCCTTTCCGGCATAAATACAACGAAGTGGCAAACCATGGAAGGCAGAGCAACGCAGGAACCACGGACACACATGAGGCACATATCAGCGCGGAGAATGAAAGACAGGCGTGGCCCATCAATAACATTTGAAGATTGTTTATGGAATCTTCCATGACCATTGAGAACAATGCGTTCTCTGAGTACAGCCACAATTGAATAGCTGAAGATTTGCTAGCGACATTGATGTCGGGAGCAGAAATAGAAACTGTTTGTTTCATAACTGTGAGTATTTTGGCGTTTCGGCAATTATATAGAACACAAGAACGGCCGCCGTTTCCCGAGTTCGCCAAAACACCCACAGATTTCGCTCATAGAGCAAAAATGTAGTCGGGAAAGGCAGCCGTAGTTTGTGCAACAAGTTGCGACTTCTACAGTATCCTTTATATGCATCATTTTGCTAAAAACAGCAAAATGATAATTTAGGGCATAAAAAAAGCCCATCAAAAATATGAGCATTCACACGCTCTATAATACGAAATTTATTCGTGGGTAATTTTGGCACTGCAAATCTAAATATTAAAATCAGTCTATGCAAGTGTTTTTGGGAAAATTTCAAATTATAGATTGTGAAATGCAATATTTTATTGGTATTTTTGTATGTAAATCAATGAATTATGGAAAATCCTATCTATCATCTAAGAAAAAACAAACGTAAATGGGATATAGAAGATATCACCTTACGATTACTGGCCATATCAGCCTTACTATTAGTAGTCTATATGACAATATTAATAATTAAAGCAATTGGCTGATAAATGAAGCGATTGTTGCTAATGAAGCTAATGCTGTAATTAACCATACAATGCGCCTAATAAGGAGTTTTTTCTTTTCTTTTTCTACTTTAGAAAAACCTCCATTTTGGCAAAACTTCATTCCTTCAGGTGTTAAGCGACAACGAAAAGAGTTGTCGCTTAATTTTTTCACTGTAATATAGCCTGATGCTTTAAGAGTATATATAATCTCTTCCAGCTCATTCGAATTCAAATCAACTAACCAATTCGTATTGAAGTCCTGATCCTTCAATGTGTGATATCTTATATAAACCAAAATTGTATCATATCTTGCAAAATCCATATCTATATTATTACATTAGCGGGATTAATAGTTAATAAGCCATCCGAAAATATATTCCATAGGCAAACAGAACATTTCTCGCTGTTTCCCATCAGATCCAACCATTGTGCAGAGCACTGCGGTTGGAGCAATAGGTTTGATTGGGACCAATCGTTCATCACTCTTGCAATAATACTTGTAGTCATAATTTTATTTTTTTATTGGTTATTAAAATGGCAGGCGTTCCACTTCGGGATCCTGCATATTTTTTTCTCTTGGTGTTTCGTTGCGTTTCAAATCAAGGCCATACATAGAGGCCAGTATGTCGTAATTCAATGCGATACAGCTTGTATTCTTATTCAGAGATTTGACACGGCGCACCATCATGGTATCGCTGCCTTGGGCTATATATTCTTCCGGAATATCCTTGCCTTCATTCTCCAGCTCTCCACGGGGTACTTCTTCCGTTTCCTTCCAATTGAAACGATGAGCTGCTACAGGACCTATATAACAGGCATTGGAACGAAGATTCTGCTCAATGGTAGACTGACTAGACTGTTCCCGGTTAAAGGAACTGCGGTCATACTGGGCATAAATCACAGATAGCCGGATATACATGACACATGTTCCGTCAGGCACAGGATAAGAAACATATGATTTTCCCGGTCCGACCAGAGTAAGCTTCTGAGGATAATCGAAGTCAAAATCACGGCCCATAACTAATGCCTTGGTATCTATCATAACATCCATGGCCTTGAAGAATGTAGCCAGCTTGTCTGTCCGTGAAATCAGATCCACCTGGAACTGAATTTTGTCGCAAGCTATTTTGAAAAATTCCTTGTATGTAAATGGCAGTTTCAGATCCGTATATTCTTCCACCAAACGGCACATGGCAAGAAACAGAGAGGCTGTCTTCATCAGACGGTCTATCTCACCATGAGCCAGCATCTGCGATTTCAGTTCCTTGTAACATTCAGTTTTAAGCCTGCGGATATTGTCCATTACCAATGGACGAAGCTTCAGTATCTCCAGCAACACATTGCACAAACCACGTTCCTCTATATCTTTCAATTCATTGAACAAGTTCACCTCTTCCTGAGTACGTTCCTTGGCAGGTTTTGGAACCTCGCACACAATGATACGGGACATCAACGAGTTATCATCCCGCTGCGGTGTTTCCTGACCGCAAATAATAATGGGAGCATATATCTTCTCAACCTCTATTTCCTTTCCCGTAGTTCCTTTCCGCTTCTGTCTTCCATCACCGTCATATACGGCGGTTTTCAAAAACTGAAACACCTTATCCTCTATTTCCTTGTTGTTATACTCGTCTAAAACAACAGGAACATCACGAAACATGGCCAGCATGGAAGACAGACCTGCGTAAGTAGTAGAAGGAAGATTGGTCAATGGAACTTTCGGATTCATGAACAGTGACCGGATGCTGACTGCAATCTGTGTCTTTCCGGAAGACATAGGCCCCATGAGAAATGGAGCTGTAAACAAACGGTCTATGCAATGGATATTACTTCGGAACGGGCACATCAAAGCAAACATGATAGCCCATTTCCCATTATCATTAAGCTGATACACCCGGTTCATCAGATCCGCCCATCGTTGGAACGTGCACTGTTTCTCAACAGGTATGTCCTTATAAAGCAGGTTACTGATTACTTCATATTTCTCTTTCATATCTGAATTCATATATAATTGGGAGAAAGCCGGCAGATACCAGTTTTCGTTGTTATGAGTTGCCACACCCAGTTCGTTGACAGGGTCAAAACGATACTGTCCGTCCTGCTCATGGTATATACCATTGGCAAACGCAAAGAACATAGTGGACTGGTCCCGGCTGAATCCGTCGGGCTGCTGGTTCCCATAAGTACGGACTTCTTTACAGGACACAAAATTACGGGACATCCATTCGCGGATCTTTGTCCAATGCTTTTCTTCGCCATTACTGAAGTTGACAGCTTCCAGCATGATCAGTCTTTCCTCAATGGTTGATTTTTTAAGAAAGCATTTGGAAGGCGCTTCCAGATAAATAGGTTTTTTATAATATCGGCGATTGATACGCACTATACGTTTATTGTCCTCATCCTTGTCACTGACAATATGAATTAGCGGTTCCATGAAAAAATCTCCCACCAAAGTACCTCCCTGCTTATTATTCGTAAAAATATACGCCACAGGTTCCCCGTTACGGTTCAGACGGGGATAGAACTGGTAATCATCCAGCATCTTTTGATATACGGGATTCGACTCCACATAATCAGGAATGATATCGGGATCATAGAACCCTTCTTCCTGATCATCACGCTGTGCGTTGATAGCAACCCTTGATTTTCGCTTTGCCAAGTACGGTTTCAGCAATGTATTTAAATCGGTCTTGGTTAACTCCATCCATGTTGTAAACTTACTGAAGTTGACAATACGAACGGATTCTTCAGTACAGGCTATCAGATCGGCACAACGCTGAAGGTAAGGTGTACGGTCTACCGGCTTATAGCGATTAAGGAACTGGTTATACTTAAAGACATAGGCATTGATGAATATCCATTCCTCATCCAGCTGTTCCTCCTCAATATAATCGTCTGACTGTTTTTTCTTGTTGATAGACGCGATATCGCTTCCCGGAACAAGTACGGAAATGTTAGTGACTCCATTTCTATAGCAGTCGGCCAAAGCTGCCATAGTGGTACTCTCCTCCCCTGTAGCAGAAATTACAAGAGCATCAGCGGACACATCCAGCAACTGGCAATCACGGCGTACCTTCTGAATATCTTCCATAGACAGACTTTCATGAAAATATATCTGAGGCACCGTCTCATAATTTTCCAAGAATTCATCAAAAGATGCTGATACATGAATGCTGGTACGCTCCGTCACTAAAGCCGGGAGTACATCAAGACCATATACACCCGGTTTTAGTGTCTCAACTGTTGGAGCTTCCGGCATATTGGAACGCATCTGACGAATCTTACGGTCTACTACATCCGGTTCTTGTGAGAACCGACGTGCCAGGGTCCTGGTATAATCCATACGGAGAGTTTCTGATTCCACACATGCCACTAACCGACAGACAGATGCCAATCTTTCTTCTTTCTCTACCGGATCCTCTATTTTCTCCGGAAGAAATATGTTACAGAAATAAGTTACAAAACTGGCCGTATTATTATTCAGCCATGCCAAAGTCTGCTCTTTTTTCTCCCTGGCCAGATCATCCGGATCTTTACCCTGAGGAAGACGTACACAATTAATGTTAAGCCCTGCACGAAGCATTGTCTCACAATTTTTCATGGATGCCTTGATACCCGCTTCATCATCATCGTATACCAGTACGACTTTGTTGCTATAACGGGAAATCAATTTCACCTGATCCTCTGTCAGAGCCGTTCCCGAACCGGCAACAACGTTTTTCACACCTGCTGCGTACAGACTCATGACATCGAACTGCCCTTCCACCAGATACACATAGCCCACCTGGCTGATGAAACGATAAGCCTGATACAGTCCGAAAAGGTGTTTTCCTTTATGAAATAGCGGTGTGTCAGTAGTATTGACATATTTTCCTACCTTCTTGTTGGGAGTTACTATGCGGCCACTATATGCCACCGGTCTACCCTGCATGTCTAGAAATGGAAAAACTATACGGTCACGGAATACATCGTAATAATCATAATCCCCTTTAGCCACTACATTAACCTCAACAAGATTTTGTGTCATATATCCGGATGAAGTGAGATGGGAATAAGCCTTGTTACCCTGTGGCGCGTATCCGATACGGAACGTTTTCAAAATTCCATTATCCAAAGAGTAGCCGCGCTCTTTCAAATAGGCTCCGGCCGAAGGAAGCTGAGACTGAAAAAAATTGGTGGCGGCATCCATAGTTATATATAATGTTTCACGATGTTTCCGTACTTCCAACTCCTCTTTGGTCACTTCGGTTTCTTCTACCTGTATACCCGCACGCCGGGCGCACCATAATACAGCTTCTGTGAATGACATGTTTTCATGTCTTATCAAGAAATCAAACACATCCCCTCCTGCTCCGCATACAAAACATTTGTATATCTGACGGGATGGAGTAACGCGCATGGACGGATGACGATCGTTATGAAACGGACATACTCCGACATACCCCGGTCCTTTTTTCTCCAGTCTGACAAATGAGGATATCACATCTACGATATCAACTGCTGCTTTGACTTTATCTATGCTATTCTGACTTATTTTGCTCATCTGTTATATCTCCTTCAAAGAGGTTTAATTGCCGCGCCTCGAATGCTTCCTGTAGGGTAATTTCTAGGTGCGTGGTTATTGCTACATATTCCGGCTCTGTAATTTGTACACGGCCATAATATAAATCCCAAAAGTGTATTTGCGACATACCTACCGCCTTATAAAAGGCACGGGTAGGCTTAAAGTACTCCGGGTGCACGAACTTGATTTTCAAAATTTCCTGTAAGATGTTCCGCTTAATCTGAGTTCCTACCGATATCCGGTTTCTGATCAGAAACATTTTGACTGCGCTAGAAGTACGGCCTATGCGACAGGCCATTTCCTCTACAGTCAGCTTTCCAGCGTTATCGCGGACAAATCTTTTTTCTGCGTTGGTCCAACTTCCCTGGTTCATATTTTTCTTGTTTATAAATTCGGGTATATGTATCATTAAAAACTACCTGCGGATGATCATGGATATACAAGCAACATATCCTGATGAATATTTCACGCATATCTTCCTGGACTAGGGTGACATCAAAGCATCTTCCTTCACGTAAACCGTCAAGTGCGGAAAACACCTTACCTTCGTATTCGGTATATTCTTTCAACCCCATGGCATGGATGGTATCAAGTATCCATTCTCCATAATTATCCGGCAGACGAAACGAAGAGAAGTCCACCCCTTGAGATTTATCGGATAAAATCATAATACTTTGATGATTTATTTACTGTTTTTTTCAACAGGACGTGTTGTCTTGCCTGTATCATATTCTCGGCTGATTGCTGTTGCTATCCTACGGGATATTTCCTGACTATCAGCAGATATATCCTGTATCCGAGAATAACACACAATTGCCTCGCTGATAACGTACAATTCGTTAGGGGTAAGTTCCATTATGGAAAAAAGCCCTGAATGATCTACATCTACATACATAACTGACCTGATTTTATATCGTATCCTTTATTCTGAACAGACTTGAGAGGCAGGTCATACTGCGGAAGACGCTGGTTATCACTGGCACGAAAACAGATACCGGCAGCATCCCAACGCACACGGATCTGACGTTTGACACGCTTGATCTTACCATCAATCACACGTTTGCTACGGATACGAATAAATCCTTCAGCCTTACGTATATAACGCGCACGGTCTGTGTAAAAAAGGCGATAAAGGTGATAGCCACATATAATCATTGCAGCTTCAAAAGTGTTTGAATAATACATAGTTGTTATTTTAAATTATTGTTAATCCAGAATAGTATCATCTCCGTAATGGAATGAAGATCAAGCTTAGATTGTATATCAGAACGGTGACGGTCAATCGTATTAGTCGAAAGAGAAAGCTTTTTGGCAATCTGTTCGGTATTAAGTCCATCCGCATACATACGGAAGATATTAATCTGCTGTTTTGTCAAAGGCAAAGTATACTGAGGATTACAGACAACATTTTCCAATTGACAATCACCAGCGCCACGTAACGGGCAATGAACCTGCTCAAAATGGAACGTGTGTTTACTTATATCAACCACATTGGTTTCGTATTCTCCAAAATTACATCGGGCAAAACGACTCACAATCCGATAACGATAATACGAAGGATTCTGAGCACTCCCTTTATATAGGGAAGATAATGCCAGATAGGCTCCATGATAGTTTTGCATAATATAATCATGCAAAATGGATATCAAGTCATAGTGAGTTGGCAATAAAATAAAAGTCTCCTGCCCTTCAACAGACACCATAACACCTCCAGAAGGAGTGTTATAAAATTCTATGTCATTTAGTTTCAACATTAATCTGTTTTGAGTTATTTGAATAAGTTTTTCATGGACTTGTTTATCGCATCCAGTTTATCATCCATTGATGGATGAACATATAGATTCATAGTCGTAGATACATCTGAATGTCCTAAGATACGACTTGTTGTCTTCATGTCGGCTTTAGATGCAATCATGCGTGTGGCGAATGAATGCCTTAGACCGTGGAACTTAATACACCTGTCCAATCCAACTTCATTCAAAACGAGATGCCTGTAATAGTTTCGGTAAACCCTTGGCTCACAAAACTTCTCATCTCCAGTAGTGACATAAAAACTATCATTATAGCAAGCCTTGAATTTTTTCAAGATACCGAGTAAATCACGGCCTATCGGAATATCACGGCGACTTTCTATAGTCTTGGGAGTAGATTCTATAACCTTGGTTTTTCGGGTGTCAATATCCATAATTCGTTCAATAGTATGAGTTACATGGATACATTTGTTATCAACATCTATATTCTCCCACCTCAGTCCGCAAATTTCACCAATTCTCATACCTGTACACAAGCCTATTAGAATGCCCAAGCGCTTAGGTTTCGGATAATCCACTATGTACGAGATTATTTTTTTTTGTTCAAATTCTGTATATACTTCAAGATCTTTAGTTGCTTCCATATTGGCAGTAGGAAACTGAACACGATATTTAATATATCTTACACCAAATCGTTCCATTGCATAATACAATAGCATCTTAAAAGAGATGAATATGTCTTTAGCTGTTTTCACAGATAACCCTTCTTCAATCAAAGACAGCATAAATCTCTGCATTTCGTCATTAGTAACATATTCCGGGTCTTTATCTCCATATATCGGAAGTATTTTTTGTGTGAACTGATAGACATAAGTGGAGCATGTACTTTCCTTTACTAACTTGCGCTTAACAGGAAGCCATTTATTGTATATCTCTTGAATCGTCATTGTATATTGCTTTTTATGATAAGTTTATGTTCAGGATCCTTTATAATATCACTAAACCCTAAAGTATCATCTTTACGGTTTAGAAGAATATACTTCATTTTTATGGATTTTTCCAAAACGTCGCCATGATAAACGTACCCCATAATCCCGCGAATTGATAAATTAAGGAGCAAAATAGGTATTGATCGTGCAGACAACTCCCAACATGTCACCATATTCTGCGATGGAAAGTGCTCCCAAGGAATCTTGTTGTGGCACCGCTGCCACCAATCAGCGATTATCATAGAACCATTTCCGGCTGTAGGCTCATGTATCGAACCAGCCTGGCTGGTTAATTTAGAACAAAGGATTCCAAGGGAGTTTGGTGTGAAATCCTGTTTCTTCTGCTTCCGCTCTGACAATTCATTCTCATACAAAGCCTGAAACCAATCATAAGACATATCGTAATCATTCATACGGATCAATTCGTTATAGATTTTATTGCGTAATTCTACAGAACCGTCAAGAATACGCATTACTGCATCAGGAAGATCTCTTAAATCTTCTATATGAAATATTTTAAATGCTTCTTCTTTTGTCATATTAATAATCAATTTCTGTTAACCATGCATTATCGTTCTCAAAATACACTCTATAGCCTCTCACCGTTTTATGACCTTTCTTTTTTAAACAAACATCACTTATGTGAGATGGAGTAATACATAATTTTGCACCAGCCTCATTGACAGAAGCATATACACCTATCAACTTCCTGTCTTTAATAACGACAACAGACTTCTTATTCATACCTGCACCAGTTTTATGATGCGCTCCACGACCTTTTACCAAACCTTGTAAACTTCTACGCTTCGTCCACTTTGAGTGATAGGTCATTCTCTTCCCTTTATTATGTGGAGTACAACCTTTTAAAAACTGACCATTAACAAGATTCCTCTCAGGTCGCTCAGGCGGTATATATAATTCACTCATATCTATTCCTATCATAAATATTCCTTTCTTATTTGTTATAAACCACTGCATGTAGTTACTATCATCCCTCAATGCAGCGATAGCCAGGAATAGTTCCTCGTTCATTCCGCAATCAATACGTCCTTTCTTAGTGACAGTATCTACATTATATATCACTCCATATAAATTACCATAAGACGTTATAATAGCTTTCCCTTCTTCGATACTTTTATGACTTCCCTTTCCGTCATAATTATGTTCATCTAATGTTGTATTACCAGAATTAAGTATGTTATACCCCAATTCTTCCAGTCCTCTCCGAAGTTCCTGTGTATTTTTGCGTATAAAACACGGTGTTGTAAATCCCATAGTTATTCCTCCTTTCCAACTTTAACATATCCGTTTTCGATGCACCAGCACAGCATTTCATAGGCTGCATCAATGAGTTCTTTACTCTCTGTAATCTTTATAATAGATCTAGAATAATATTCCATATACAAGCATGTATAGCTATCTGCAAGTTTTTGGATGGTCAGCACTTCTTTGCCAATAAAACAAGGCAGCTTATCGAGAATGTCCTGTAAGGTGTAAGTTTTACGAGAATGGTCGTAATTCGTATCGGCATCCAGAGAGGTTACAACCATGTTGTCTGAATCTGATTGATTCCACTCAAAACACATGCTTCCATCGCTTGTATCCAGCCCAAGCTCCTTCAAATACAGTATCTGTTCGATTGATAATACCTGTTTCATTTCTTTTCCTCCTCTGTTTTAATCTCTGTTACTTTACCACGACTGACAAAACATTCATCTTTACCTGCACCAAACATATCGCAAATAAGATAGTCACTATTACCACATTCATCTCATTTTGAATTATTTTTTTATAACTACCGCCATTGTACTAATAGAAGTGCCACTCTCTTTAAACTCGCCTGCGCTGATTTCAAACACTTCTCCATGTACTTCTTTCAGCCAGTTGCGGAAATCAATACATTTCTTTTCCGAAGCGAATCTCCAGTGTTGGCTGGTTATTGCTGCAAGCGTGCCGCCTTCTTCCAAGCGTTCATACATAAGCCTGACATGCTCTATATCCTGATTGCTGGAAAACGGAGGATTTGCAATAATCTTAGTGTAACTACCTACACTGTCTTTGGTAAAATCTTCATCAAGCAATATTACGTTGCTAAGGGTATGAAGAAATTCTCTGTTTTCCGGCATCAGCTCATAACATTCAACCATTACAGAAGGACAAGCCCGGTGGATTGCTTTTATAAGCGCGCCACGCCCGGCACTCGGCTCCAGTACCGTATCATCCTCATGTATCCCTCCGGCAAGCATAACCAGCCAGTCGGCAACATCAGCCGGAGTTTCAAAAAACTGGTAATCCTGCTGTAGGTTGCACCGTTTACCCTCTTTCAGCATGGAAAACACACGCTCCGGATTAAACTGGAATGTGAAACCCTGTATCTTCCCACCTTGCCATGAGCCGCCGGCTTCTTCTATCCACTTTTTTGCTTCGGCATAAGATTTTTTACTGAATTGAACTTGAGGAAGTTTGAGGATATTGTTCTCAAGAGTACAATGTTTCAGTATTTCTTCCACATTCCATTTTTTGCCTTCGTCAGCCTGTTTATTCTTTTCCCCAACCGGGGCGTCAGGTGCTAACAGTGAAGAAATTTTTTGAACAACTATGTTGCTTGCGTCCATGAAGGCACTGACGCAAGATATCGCTTCTATCAAAAAATCAGTGTCAACACACCCGGTATCGTCATAGATGTCTATCCCTTCGGTCATGGATGACAGTTCATTGAGCTGCGCAACACTACCATGTAACGTTTCGATTAAAATCTTTTTTTTGTTCGTCATAACTTTTCTGCAAATAAATTCTAGTTGTGTCTACACTCCCATGCCCTAAAAGGTCAGCGAGTTGAATTACATCTTTGTTTTTTTTAAGGAACATCTTAGCGAAAAAATGGCGAAAGGCGTGTGCGTGCATCTTCTTTGAATCGATGCCGCAATGTTTTCCCCATGCTTTCAAATGCTGGGAAAAGCCACGCTGTGTGATCGGGCCGAATCTCCCTACCGCAAAAAGCCCGGTCTTACCATATTCCTTAGCATAAGCCTTCGCTTCTTGCTGCAATTGCTTTTGGAAGAAAAAACGTCTGTACTTGTTACCCTTTCCTTTTAATGTCACTTCCCCGGATATGATGTCTTCCCACGTGAACTGCTGGAATTCTGACAGACGGGCACCCGTTGTACCCAAAACCTTAACAAAAAAATAGTAATCCTTATTATTTTTTTTCTTGAGATATTCCAACAGCCGGTTATATTCCTCTTCGGTCGGCACATTATTCACATCAAGCTTGCGCTTTATTTTGGGACGATTCAGCTCTATAGGCTTCTTCATCCATCTAGAAAATCTTTCTATTGCTGTAATCCGCAAACGGATGGTAGCGGGAGATAATTTTTCTTCTTCAAGACTTTTTATAAACCTCCTGCAATTATCCATGTTTACCTCATTGGCATACTCGA